ATTAATAGATGAATTAGAAGAAGGACAACTTCAAAAACGACCAAATAAATATTATATAACTAAAGAAATTAAAGAATCTGGAGCTGATTTAAGATTCCGGGTTAAAATTAATTTTAGGTATGATAGTGACGACAATACCGGTGATCATGCAAAAAATACAATATATTTTTATATTGCAAGAAGCGGCCCGGATAAATATACACAACGAGATTATATACAATATTTTGATTTTGAAAGCCCATATGCTGGAGGAGGGGAAATTTTACAATATCAAGTACAAAATGCTTATAAAAATGTAGTTATTGCAAATTCTGAATTTGAAGTTGGAGATACATTTAGTATAACAGCTCAAGCTGGGAAAAATGATCCTAATAAATATAGCACAATAAATGCAGATCAAACTTATTGGTCTATAACAGATGCATCTAAAAATGTTGATGAATGGAATAGAGAAATATAATGTTAAATCAATATAAAAATATCGATCAAATATTAAATAGAACTAAATCTATTTCAGGTGAACGAATATCAAAAAGTAAAACTGAATTTTTGGATTTTGATAAAGAAGAGGCAGTATATTTTAACACATCTATTATAAACCAAACTGATGAGCAAAGTGTAGAACTTCATATACATTCTAGTGATAACTGGATAACAGCAAATTATAATACTACATTTCAACAGAAAATACCAGAATTTAAAGACGACACAAATAAAATAATATCATTAAATCAAGCATTTGGAATTGATTTATATACAGAATTTAACAACTTAAATTTAAGTCCTAGTACATATGATATTACTATTAACTTTTTTAAAAATTTAATTGGTAATTATGGTAGACAACATTTAAGAATTGATGAAATATCTCCAGATCGTACGGAAATAAAATTACGTGCAATTAATGCAGAACATCCGGAGTTTTTGCAACAAATTACAAATTATATACAAACAGTAAAACAAACATCTAGTAGATATTATAAAACATATTTATTAAATTTTAGTAAAAATAACTGTGTATTATTTGTTAACAGTGTTGTTATTGGAGAATATTTATACGTTAAATTAAATGAGCCATTATCTGATGATATTTTAGTCGATTTTAAATGTTGGGTAGTTGAAGAACAAAAACCTGCATATATTGATAGAGTACATATTGCGAGTCAGCAAATAGATGCTCAATTTAATAAATTATCTAATCCGAATTGGCAAGCAAATTATTCGTATAACACATCCGCAGAAACGGGATTAAAAACCTGGACTGATTTATTAGGATCATCAGTTCAAACTTCACAAGAAGTTGTAGATACATTTTTTTCTGGTAGTTTATCTGGAATAAAGTTAAACATTGATTATACTGATTTTAATAATTTTATTTTTTATAGTTCAGCTACCGAACGTTTAGAAAATTTTAAATATAAATTACAATTAATAGAATATTATGCATCACAAAGTTTAATATTAGAAGGAATATCTGGAAGTGAAGCTTCAACTAATTCATCTGATTTTGCTAGTTCTAAAACTAATTTAATTAGCGGATTTGATGATTTTGAAAAGTTTTTATATTATAATTCAGCGTCGAAATTAACTACATATAATATTCCACATGAATTTCCAGTTGTTTCTAATTTAACTGGAAGTTATGTATCTCCAGTACCTAAAGCAAATTCTACATATCCATATGAATTATACCCAGTATCTAGTAGCCAATTTACATCTTGGTATAATAATTTACATGAGTCATCATCGTTATATGATATTGAAAATGTAAATTCATTAATTTATTCGGTACCATTATACTTAAGAGATAATGATGATTTTGTTAATGTATCTACATTTGTTAATATGTTAGGACATCATTATGATATACTTTATACATATATCAATCATATGTCTAAAATACATAATCGAGAAGAAAATCCAAAATTAGGTATGCCTAATGAATTACTTTATTCAGTAGCAAAACAATTTGGATGGAATTTAACAGATGGAAGACAAGATCAAGAATTATGGCAATATATTTTAGGCACCAATGAATCTGGAATACCGGTAACCGGCTCAAATAGTATCGGAGACCCAGCTGTTTCCGGTAAAGATATGACGTATACCATATGGAGACGTATTGTTAATAATTTACCTTTATTATTAAAGTCTAAGGGAACAAAGCGAAGTGTGCAAGCATTATTATCATGTTATGGCATTCCTCAATCCATGATAAGTATTAATGAATATGGCGGACCCAGGCTTAATAAAGCACCAGTATATGAAAAATTAAATTTTGATTACGCATTAGATTTAATAAAAAATCCAGCTGGGACAGTAACGGTACATTATTCTCAATCTATAGATTCTGTAGAATTGCGATTTAGAACAGATAATGTTATTACTAATCCAACCATGTCTGGTACAATGAATTTATTTACTATTGGTAGTAATATAGTTTCTGTTGATTTTGGAAGTGGTACATTAGGTTCAATGCAAATAAATACTACTAGTTCTAATCAAATTGAATTATTTAATGGAGATTATTTAACTACAATATTACGTACTAATGGAGATAAATTAGATTTAATTACAAAAAAATCAAAATATGGTAAGATTATAGCAGCTGCAAGTGCTTCTATAACAGGATCATTTGAAGATTCTGGATCATTGGTATTAGGTGGTACTATGGGATCTAATAGATTCGAAGGACATCTTCAAGAACTCAGATTATGGTCAAGTAGTTTACAAGATTCTGCATTTAATAATCACGTTGGTGCTCCTGCAGCTTATGATGGTAATAATGATGCATATGACGAATTAATATTTAGATTGCCATTAACACAAAAAATAGATCATTCTACTACTTCAAGTTTATCAGGTGTAGAACCAAAATCTTCAGATATATCAGCTTCGTTTGCATCTTGGTCTACAAATATACCATATGATTCTATAGAAGAAACGTATTATTATGACGGAATATCATTAGGAGCAGGAACATTTGATGATAATAAAATTCGAATTGAATCTAATGAATTAATTGGAAATTTAGACGTTAAAGCTCGAGCTGAACGAAGTCAGTTTGATAAAGCTCCATTAGATAGTAAAAAATTAGGAGTATATTTTTCTCCGCAAACGATGATTAATGAAGATATCATTGCACAATTGGGATATACTGAATTAGATGATTATATAGGAGACCCGGGAGAAACAGAAGATAAATCATATCCTAAGTTAGTTCAACAAGCACAATCATATTGGAAAAAATATGAAGAAAAAAATGATATTAACGAATATATTAAAATATTTACGTTATTTGATTTATCATTTTTTAAACAATTAGAACAATTATTACCAGCGCGTGTTGATTTATTAAGTGGTATATTAATACAGCCAAATATTCTGGAAAGAAATAAAGACAAAATTCTTCCGAGAATTAAAAGATTTGATGTTGCATATACTACAACTATTGATAATTTATCACCTACAGCATCTGCAGATTATATTGTATATACTGGAAATATGGAAGCTCGTGTTTTAACATTATCTGCTATTGATGATGATCAATATCAGGGATATATAACTGCTTCAGTAGCTGATAAATATAATGGTACGACTTATTCAAAAAATTATTTAATTAAATCTGGAAGTGGTTATATATCTACATCTTCTCCTTATTGGCTAAGTGAAGCATTATCTCCATATGCCTCCGGAAGTTCGAAATCGGAATTTAAACAATCTCGAGAGATTATAAATAATACATCAAGTTATTCGGCAGCTGAAGTATCTGATTTTTTACCTACTGGTATTAATAATCAGAAATATGCTGGAGCAAAAATGACATCAGCTGATTTTAATGTAGATTCGCCTGATACAGTAGACGGAAAACCGGTGGTTGAATTTAGAACTGCAAATCCAAATCAACTAATATATCAATCAAATGGACAACAAGGAAGTTTTATAATACCATAAAATTTTTATGAATTATATTTATTTAAAATAGGAAATCAATTATGGGATACTTAAATAATAGTTCGGTTACAGTCGATGCTATATTAACAAAAAAAGGACGTGAATTATTAGCACAAGGAGGAAATGCTTTTAATATTACACAATTTGCTTTAGGAGATGATGAAATAGATTATTCATTATGGAATGTAGATCATCCACTCGGAACAGCATATTATGGTTATATTATTGAAAATATGCCAATTACTGAAGCAATACCGGATGAAACCCAAGCTCTTCGATATAAATTAATCACATTGCCAAAACAAACTACTAATATTCCTGTTATAACAGTAGGTAATACTATAATAACATTACAAGCTCCTGGAGACAGTGCTCCTATTAGGCCTAATACTAGTAATTTCCAAAGTGGAAATTCAAATTTAGGATATACGGCTATTCTTTCTGATTCAACGGTTGCCGATATAAGTGTTACTAGAGCTTTACAAAATTCAGTACTTCCAACTACGCCTAGTTTTGTAGGAGATAGTGAAGCAACAAGTGTTGCAGTATCTGGATATGAGTTTGAGATTATAGGAAAAACACATCTACTCGAAGATAAAACATGTACCGTTACTATAATTGGAAATGAAACAGGTGGACAGAAAACTATTACTGTAACTGTTACAAAAGCGACTACTGTGACGATATAAAATAAAATAGGTTAAAAAAATGAATGTTGATAACATTATACATAAATTAAGACAACAACCAAGACATGGTGGGTTACCGCGTGGGCCTCTTGCAAGAGGCCGAGCAGCTGCGAGACAAATATCACCGAGACAAGAAGCTCCTAGAGAAGATGCACCGGAAACAGTACAGTCGATAAATGAACAAGTACTACAATTAGCACAACAATTAGCTAATGAAATGGTAGCTGAACAAGAAGCATTAAGATCTGTAGCTAGATTCGGCCGGACTTTTACTAAATTTGATATGGTTAATGACGTTGTTTCAAAACAAACAGAAACTGTAACTGCAGGATTATGGAGTGATAGTGTAGCAAGTTTAACTACATATTTTACTAGTTCTACCCAAACTACATCACAACGACAATATTATGTAGATGTATTACAAAAAGATCCGTCTGCAGATGGAGCAGCTACACAATTTTCTTTAGCTTATGGACATGCATTAGGAAGTGGATCTGATTCACAAGGTCAATTAAATGATGCTCCATCAAAAGCAATATATTCTCAATATAAACAATTATTACTTAATCCTGGTGATACTAGATTTACAACCGGGCTTGCAAGTACAGACTCAATTTACGTTATAAATTTTAAACGTAATTTAATGAAAGAACGATTAGACCCTGGAAATTTTGAAATACCAATAAGACCAATTTCAGCATCGCGTGATATACTAGTTAATGCTACAGGAAGTATTGCAGTTAGTGAATCGAGAATAATTTCATTAATTGATGATTCTAGTATTTCGTCTGCAACTTTAGGAGATTCTGGGAAAGTATATAATATTGTCTCTGGATCTATTAATAATGGTGTATATAGTTCAACTTCTCCAATATATTATGGATTAGCATATCCAGATCATGGAGTTTTAGTTTTAGATGGTACTATGTTAGACGCATCAGCAAGTTTCCAAACTAATATTAGTTCTAGTTCTGAAGCTAATAATCATTTTGCATTATATCATTCTTTATCAGGATCTGCATTAATAACAGCTCCGTCAGGTGACGCACATGGATTATTAGCTAGAAATTCAGAAGAAGTAAAAAGCACTCATTATTTTGTAAGAGTAAAAAATGCAGAATATAATTTTTCTAATAATCCATCATATACATCAGGAAGTGTAGGCCAATTAGCTCAAACATCTTTCGTAAATGATCCTAAAACATATGTTACTACAGTAGGTTTATATAATGATAATAGAGAATTATTAGCGGTTGCTAAACTGAGCAAGCCATTATTGAAATCATTTTCTCGAGAAGCGTTAATCCGGGTTAAGTTAGATTTCTAACGGATTTAATCTAATCAATATTTATAATAGATACAATTAAGCTTCTATTATGCCAGAATCTAGAATAAAAAATACCGAAGATAAAAAACGTGGATTATATCCATCTGTGTTTAAAAAAGTCGACATATCTGATGTAAAAATTAATCCATTTCAAACTTTTAAACGGTTTAGTGCCACTTCTGGCAGTGCCACTAGTAGTTTATTACCATTGCAAGGAGTATATACAAATCCTAAATATTTACCAGCACTAGGAAGCGGATTAAAATATAATGACGCTGCGAATATAGACGGAAGTTTACAGTCAGTAACATATTTTTCAATTAATCATCTATTTTATAAAAGAAAAACTGAGCCTTCTTTTACATTTGGACCTACAAATTTAAATGAAACTAAAAAATTTTTATATCAAACAGCATCCATATTTTCAATACCTCAATTAAAGATCGGCGAAGGAATTAAACCAGCAAGTTTTAATATAACAGCTTCGGATGATGCATTATATGGTAGTGCTACTTATGGAGGTTGGCTTTATGGAGCAAATCCATTAAATATTTCAAGTGATATATATGGTAATTTATTTGATGCTGCATTTAATACATCATCTATTGTAACAGAAGTTCAATATTATGAAGGATTTAATGAATATTTTGATACGTCAAGAATACCTTATATATCTGAAAATGTTACATATGTTAGCGGCGTTCCAAGTACGTCTGGATTAAACAAAAATATAGGAACTGCTGCAGAATTTAGTGGAAGTGGATATATTCAAACCGAATTAAATGGTTTATATGATCGTAATAATGATTATTCTATTTCATTATTTATATCAGCTTCAAATTCAACAGTAGAAAATGAAATAATTATAACAAAAGCATCTAGTTCTTTAACACCACAATATCCTTTTAAATTAGAATTATCAGGAAGTAATCAATTAATTTTCTCTGCTGCAGGATCAACTGAATTTAAAACAAATATTACGTCATCAACAACAGTAACAGAATGGACTCATATTGTTTGCCAGAAGTCTGAAAATTATTTGCAAATGTATGTTAATGGTACATTACATGCTTCGGCTTCTGCAAATTTATTACAAGATCCATTATCGCCATTTACTGCATCTGCACGTATTGATAATGATCATTCGTTACATATTGGTGGTTTTAGAAATTCAAATTATTTGCACGGAAAATTAGATGAAATACGAATATTTAATAAAGCATTAACTACTACAGAAATCGGATATCTAGGAAATCGTACTGAAGGGGGTACATTTTTACAAAGTAATCATGTTGGAAATATATTTAATAAACAAGGGATTTCAGTAATATCAACACCAGATTATCGTTTTGATAATTTATTAACATTACCATATACTGCGAGTTATAGAAGTACTAAAACAATTCATGAATTAAATGTAATTACAAAAATTGATGCAGGTGATTTTAATATGTCATCAAATTTAACATTAACTAAAGATGATGACAAAACATATCAAAATTTTGTATCTGGAAGTGATTTTGCTCCATATATTACAACAATAGGTTTATATAATGACGCCGGACAATTATTAGCAATTGGAAAAACAGCACAACCTATCAGAAAAAGGCCAGATGTTGATATAAATTTTGTAGTTCAAATAGATTTAGATAAAAATATAACATTTAATAACAAATGATACGACTTAAAAATATATTAAATGAATTGTCAGAAGATGAAGCTACTAGATTAGTAAATAAAATTAATCAGAAAGAGTTTGAATTTTTTGATAAAGGTGATAATGGTCGTATTTATAGTATTAATGGTGAAGATAAACTTTTTAAAATAACTACAGAATCTGAAGAATATAAAGTTGCGGATATAATTGTTGGTAGATATGATATGTATAGCACATTTATTCCAGTACATTATGTAGACGGAAAAAATATGTATATAATGTCAAAAGCAGAATCAATAAACATAAATGAAACAAATGAAATTAATAATTTTATAAATGGTTTTAAAGATTTTGCTAAAGAACATGGAGGAGAAGTTTCAATATTTGATTATCTAGATGCAGAAGGCGCACGAGATAATAATGAACAACTT